ATTTTAGTCCTATTATTTACAGCAAACAGGTGCAACTTGCGTTCCGTAAGTCATCTATTGTCGATGCAATCACTAATAATGATTACTTCGGTGAGATTGCTAATATGGGCGATTCCGTTAAGGTTATCAAAGAGCCAGAAATTACAGTCAAGGCATATTCAAGAGGAACTACAATAACTCCTCAAGACCTTGATGACGAAGAATTTTCACTTAATATTGACAAAGCTAATTACTTTGCATTTAAAGTGGATGATATTGAGGAAGCTCATTCGCATATTAACTTTCAGGAGTTAGCATCTAATAGAGCAGCCTACAGACTAGCCGACCAATTTGACCAAGATGTACTTGGTTATATGTCAGGTTACAAGCAATCAGCTTTACACTCAGCACCTGATACAGCTAACACTACCACTAACGGTTCTGTTGCAGTTTCAACTGCTGGTTCTGACGAACTCTTATCTTCAATGAAAATTGATGCTGAAGACTTCGGAGGTTCTGCTGGCGATGCTGTGGCTATCTTGCCAAGAACAGGTGGAGCTACAAGTGCTGCTCCTGCTAATGGAGATAGACACCCATTGACAGTTATAGCTAGAATGTCAAGACTATTAGACCAACAAAATGTTGACACTAATGGAAGATGGTTAGTATTAGACCCTGTATTTATTGAAGTACTAAAGGATGAAGATTCAAGATTATTTGATGCAGACTTTGGTGGTTCAGGATTACAAAATGGTTTAATTTTAAATAACCTACACGGATTTAAAGTGTATCAATCAAATAACTTACCAAGTTTAGGAACAGGACCTTCTACTACAGGTACTAATAGTTCTACAAACTTTGGTGTTATTGTTGCAGGTCACTCTTCATCCATAGCTACTGCCGAGCAAATCAACAAGACAGAGACTTATAGAGACCCTGATTCTTTTGCTGATATTGTTCGTGGTATGCATTTGTACGGTAGAAAGATACTTCGCCCTGAAGCAATCACTACTTGTGCTTATCATTTAGCATAGGGAGAGTAATCAATGGCTACAGTTACAAGTTTATTATTACCTGCCCACGGTAATAGTTCAAGAGGTAGAGCACCTTATCAAATACAAAAAACTATTGACCTTACTGCACAAGCAATTTCTTGTACAGGTGGTGATGTAGTTCAGTGCTTGACAATCCCTGCAAATACTAAAATAATTGCAGCAGGTTTTCAAGTTGTTGAGAGTGCTACTATGAATTCAGGTACTAATGCTACTGCTATTCTAGGAACAGGAGCAGATGACAACGAGTATGTCGCTGCTTTTGACATTGACGGTGCTGCCGATGGAGCTTATGCTCCAAGTGTAACAGTATCAGGAGATGTTGTTCTTGCTTCAGCAGATACACTTGACCTTACTTTTGCAGGAGATGGTGCAACCTTCTCAGCAGGTAAGATAAGAGTATATGCAGTACTAGCCGATGTCAGTGACATGGGTGGTGACGGTTTCAATGCCAACGAAGTTGACAGAGATACTTTAGCTTAAACTTTTTCTAGGGGAGCAGGGCAACTTGCTCCTCTACACTTATAGGAATTATTATGGCAGAAACTTACCTAACACTAACAAATAAAGTAATAGCAAGGTTGAATGAGGTTGCATTAACTTCTACAACCTTTTCTAGTGCTAGGGGTATACAAGTTCAATGTCAAAACGCAGTTAATGAATCTATACGTTTCATTAATCAGAGAGAATTTAACTACCCATTTAATCATGCAACAGAAACTAAAACACTCACAGCAGGTGTGGTTAGATATAGTTTACCAACATCTACTAAGACAGTAGACTATAATACATTTAGAATAGTTAAAGATAGTGATTTAGGAAATAGTGGATACAAGCTAGGATTACTAGATTATAATGACTATATAAATAGAGTTGTAAATCAAGAAGATGAAATAAATACTACAACTACTAGCACAACTCATACCGATAGTGTCACAACTATAACTGTTTCTAGCACATCAGGATTCGATAGTGCAGGAACAATAATTATAGCCAATGAAACTATTACGTATACAGGAACTACAAGTACAACATTTACAGGATGTACTAGAGGTGCAGCAAGTACAACAGCAGCTTCAATAGCTAGTGGTGTAACAGTAGCACAGTTTGACAGAGGTGGTGTTCCTGAATATGTAGTAAGAACTCCTGACAATAACTATCTACTATACCCATTTCCAAATAAATCATTCGCAATAAAATTTGACTACTACACATTTCCTACAGACCTATCAGCACATGGAGATACAACCTCTATACCTGACAGATTTGCACCTGTAATAGTGGATGGTGCTACAGCATTTGTGTATCAGTATAGAGGTGAAACACAACAGTATCAACTCAATATGCAAAGATTTGAACAGGGTATTAAGAATATGCAAACATTACTTGTTAATAAGTTTTCATATATACGTTCAACATTTATACCTAGAACAGGAGTTTATAACTCAGGTAGTGTAGATATTAGGGCATTGTAATGGCAGACCAATCTCAAGTAACTCCTAGTGCATTTGTGTGTGAAGGTGGCTTAATAGCTAACCGTTCTACATTTATTATGCAACCCGGGCAGGCATTACAGTTAGAAAACTTTGAGCCTGATGTTGAGGGTGGTTACAAAAGAATAAAAGGTTATCAGAGACATGTAAGACACGTAGTACCTCAGACATCCTCTTCGGATGAACCTGTATTACTAACAACAACTTTTGCTAATAAAGTTATTGCAGCTAGAGGTCAAAAGATATTTAGTTCTGCTACTACATCTTTAGGCACATCAAGTTCAAATGCTATAACAGCAGATGCTACCATGTCAGGTTCAGGTGTTATAACAGTTGTAAGCACCACAGGATTTAGTTCAAGTGGCACATTACAGATAGACGATGAACAGTTTACTTATACAGGTATTACATCTACAACATTTACAGGTGTAACAAGAGCTACTAGTAGTACAAGTGCTGCAGCTCATAGTGCAAGTTCTGACACAAGTAGAACAGTAGTATCCGAGAGTTGGACTGAAAGAGATACAGGTAGAAGTAACGCAAATAAATACTCTATAGAACGATTTAACTTTGATGGTAATGACAAGATAATATTAGTTGATGGTGCAAATGCACCTGTAGTATTTAATACATCTATAGCAGCCACTGATGTAAGCACTAGTTCTGTAGCAGGTGCTAGTATTGTAACATCATTTAGAGAACATATGTTTTATGCAGGTATGTCAAGCACTCCACAAGAAGTCGTATTTAGTCAACCCTTTGATGAAGATGCCTTTAATAGTGGTTCAGGTGCAGGCAGTTTTAAAGTTGATGATACTATTGTAGGACTTAAAGTATTTAGAGATAGTCTCTTTGTATTTTGTGAGAATAGAATATTTAAACTTACAGGTAGTTCTAGTGCAAACTTTGCAGTAACTCCTGTTACAAGAGATATAGGCTGTATAAATGGTAAGACTATTCAAGAATTTGCAGGTGACTTAATATTTTTAGGACCTGATGGATTAAGAACAGTTGCAGGTACAGCAAGGATTGGTGACGTTGAATTAGGAACTATAAGTTCTAATATACAATCTTTATTTGATGAAAACATATCTAATGCTACAGCTTTTGATTCCGTAGTTATACCTGAAAAGACACAGTATAGATTATTCTTTTCTAAGGATGCAGGTTCTGAAAGTTTAACTGAAGGCATTATATGTGTACTCAAAGGGGGTTCAGGTGGACAATCTAACTATGAGTTCTCAAGAATAAAAGGAATTAAACCTGCTTGTACAGACACATTTATTACAGCAGGAGATGTACTAGCATTACATGGTGGCTTTGATGGCTATGTTTATAGACAAGAAGAAGGTTCAACATTTGATGGTAGTGCTATAAATGGTAAGTATCGTAGTCCTGATATGACATTTGGAGACCCGGGATTACGTAAACATATGCAAAGGGTTATTGTAAACTATAAACCTGAATCAACTATTAATGCTAACTTGTTTGTTAGATATGATTATGAAGCATCTGATTCAGCAAGACCATCTGCTTATTCTCTAAATTCAGCAGATATAGCAGGTATATATGGATTATCTACATACGGTAATCCCACATATGGTGGTCCTTCACAACCATTATTAAGACAATCAGTTGAGGGTTCAGGCTTTGCAGTAGCTTTACGAGTAAATGACGATGGTTCAACACCTGCGTATTCACTCAAAGGATTTCAACTAGAGTATCAGACAGGAGCTAGAAGGTAAATGGGAGCAACCTATACAAGGCAGTCATCATATTCAGATGGTGACGTAATACAAGCAAACGATACCAATAATGAGTTTGACCAACTACTCGCAGCCTTTGCATCTAGTTCAGGACATACTCACGATGGTACTACAGGTGAAGGTGGACCTATTACTAAACTATTAGGTAATTCACTTACACTCGGAGCAGGTACAGCAGGCACAGACATAACTGTTACATTTGATGGCGAATCAAATGACGGTGTATTATTATGGAAAGAAGACGAGGATTATTTTGAGTTTAGTGATGACATACTTCTTGCTACTACAGAGAAGCTACAATTTAGAGACACAGCAATATACATCAATTCAAGTGCCGATGGACAACTTGACATTGTTGCAGACACAGAAGTACAGATAGCTGCCACAACTGTAGACATAAATGGTGCAGTAGATATATCAGGCAATTTAACTGTAGGTGGCAGTGTTATTATAGGTGGTAATACTTTATCTTCTACAGAGTTATTATTCTTAGATGGTATAACAGCAGGTACAGTAACAGCAAGTAAGGCACTAGTAGTTGATAGCAATAAAGATATTGCAAGTCTACGTAATATTACAATAACAGGTGAGCTTGACGCAGCCACACTTGACATATCAGGTGATGCAGATATTGATGGAACATTAGAGACAGATGCTTTATCAATAGATGGTACAACCATAACTGCTACAGCGGCAGAACTTAACTACAATGACACAGGTGCATCTGTAGGTACAGTCGTTGCAAGTAAAACAGTCACAGTAGATGCAAACAAAGATGTATCCTCATTTAGAAACATAACTCTTTCAGGTGAATTAGATGCAGGGTCACTAGACGTTAGTGGTGATGCAGATATAGATGGTACATTAGAAGCTGATGCAATCACAGTAGGTGGTACAGCTTTAGCTACAGTGATAGCAGGAACAACAGTTACTACAGCAACAAATGCAACACACATTACTGTAACTGATAATGAAAGCACAAATGAAGAAAACTTAATAACATTCATAGAGGATGCTTCTGCAACAGGTAATGTTGGTTTAGAATCTGATGGAGACTTTTCTTACAATCCAAGTACAGGTACAGTTACTGCTACTATATTTAAAGGTAACGTAGATGCTGTAGATGGTGACTTTGATGGAACACTAGAAGCAGATGCTATAACAGTTGGTGGAGTAGCTTTATCTGAAGTTATATCTGATACAGCAGGAGCTATGTTTTCAAGTAATACTGAATCAGGTGTTACTGTTACATATCAAGATGCTGACAATACAATAGACGTTGCAATAGATGCAGCACAGACAGGTATTACATCTTTACTTGCAACAGACATAAAGATTGGTGAAGATGACGAAACAAAGATAGACTTTGAAACAGCTAACGAGATACACTTCTATGCTGCTAATGCTGAACAAGTATATGTAGCTGATGGTATCTTTGGTCCTCAAACAGATAGTGATGTAGACTTAGGTAGTGATTCTGTACGTTGGAAAGATGCTTATATAGATACCGTTACTACGACAGGTGCAGTGACTATAGGTGGCGATTTAACAGTCAATGGTACTACCACTACTGTGAACAGTACAACTACCACTGTAGATGACCCTGTGTTCACTCTAGGGGGTGATTCTGCTCCGGGTTCAGATGACAACAAAGATAGAGGTATTGAGTTTAGATATCACACAGGTTCTGCGGCTAAAGTAGGTTTCTTTGGATTTGATGACAGTGCAGGTAAGTTTACATTCATACCTGATGCATCTAACTCTTCTGAAGTATTTAGTGGTACAGCAGGTACAATAGTTGCTAACCTTGAAGGTAACGTAACAGGTAATGTTACAGGTAACACAAGTGGTACTGCTGCTACAGTTACAGGTGCGGCTCAATCTAATATAACATCATTAGGTACGTTGACTACATTAACTGTTGACAATGTAATTGTTAACGGAACTACTATAGGTCATACAGATGATACAGATTTAATTACATTAGCAGATGGTGTTGTTACAGTAGCAGGTGAAGTCTCTATGACTACACTTGATATAGGTGGTACTAATGTCAGTTCTACTGCAGCAGAGTTAAACTTATTAGATGGTTCAGCTAAATCAACATCATCTATTACAGTGGCTGATTCAGATGCCTTGATAATAATAGATGGAACAACCACAAAGCAGATACCTGCTTCTGACTTAAAAACTTATGCTTCAGGAAGCTCGGCAAGTAAAGGCTTTGCAACAGCTATGGCAATAGCATTATAATCAGATTTTACTTGACAAAAGAAGCAATACCGAGTATAATTATATAAAAGGAAAAAGAAATGGCACAAGACTTTGAAAGAACCCTTACAGCTAACATAGATACTGCTCTTGCAGATATTAGAGCTACATCAGATAGTGATGATGCAATCGTTGGTATAAGGATGGCTAATATACATACATCACAGATAACAGTGGATGTGGCTATAACTAACGATGGTAATACCGTTCAAGCATATTTAATTAAAGATGCACCTATACCTGTAGGTGGTGCATTAGAGTTAATAGATGGTGGTTCAAAGATAATATTACAATCAGGTGATAAACTAAGAGCAAAGTCAAGTGTAACAAACTCACTTGATGTTGTTGTTTCAGCAGTTGATACTATTAGTGAATAGGAGATAGAATGGCATACTTAGGAAATGTAGTACCTGCTAACTTCCAAGCACCACCTGCTGTCGTAAGATTCAATGGTGATGGTTCTGATACAACCTTTGCACTTGGAAGAACAATAGGTTCAGTACAAGAGATACTTGTAAGTGTTGATGGTGTTGTCCAAGATAGTGCAGCTTACACTGTACCTGATGGCTCAACATTGACATTCTCGGCTGCACCTTCAAGTGGTACAGGTAATATCTTTGTATACTTCCTTGAGTTATCAGCAGGAACAATAACACCTACAGCAGAGTTCAAAGGTAATTTCAAGAATGGTGGTATGTTCAGAACTAATGCACAAGCCTTAGATACAAACATAACAATACTTGCCACAGAAAATGCACAGGTAACAGGAACACTTACTGTAAACAGTGGGATTACATTGACTGTCAATGATGGTGGAAGATTGGTGGTAACATGAGTACAATTAAAGTAGATACAATAAAAAACAGAGCAGGAAATACTGTTAGACCTCAAGATATTGGTCTAACAATGACAGGGAGTGTTGTGCAAACAGTTTTTGGTACAGTTGATGGTCAAGTATCTAACACTACTAGTACTTTTGCAGACACTAATTTATCTGCCTCTATTACTCCAACGTCATCTAGTAATAAAATATTAATAACAGTTATGCAAAATGGTGTTTACAAAGATGGTAGTGCTGAAGCAGGTATGCAATTACAACTTCTTAGAGGGTCTACTGTTATATCTCAATTAGCAAAAAGAGCAGGGGGTGACAATGGAACTGGTACTGCTGCAACTATGAGTATTGGAACAGTCGGTGCAAGTATATTAGATTCTCCAAACACAACCTCTGCCTTAACTTATAAAACTCAATTTAAATCAGCTAGTAATGCTTCTACTGTATATGTACAAGTTTACACCTGTGATAGCACAATAATTTTACAGGAGATAGTGGTATGATAATAGAAGATGCCATAAAAAAAATAAATTCTAATGCTAAATTTATTATTAGAGGAAGCGATATTGATACTTGTGAAATAGAATGGGTAGAGGGTACTACAGAAATATCTAAAGATGATATTAAACTAAAAATAGCTGAAACCGAGTATCAAAGAAACAGAGCATCTGAATATCCATCAATAGCAGAGCAGTTAGATGACCTATATCACAATGGCATAGATGGTTGGAAGTCTAGCATAAAAGCTGTTAAAGATAAGTATCCGAAAGGTTAGATATGAGTGAAGTAATATTAGACACAATCACAGGCAAGTCCACTGCAACAACTATAACCATTGGCTCAACACCTGTAATTAGTGCAAGTGCAAACTCTATGACTATTAGAGGTGAGGGTAGTAATCAGACAAGTATACAGCAAGGGTTGTGCAAGGCTTGGGTTCGTTATAAAACAACAAGCACTGCTGCTGTTGATGACAGTTTTAATATCTCAGGTATTAATGATACTGGTACTGGTGTTACTACTATTTCTTTTTCAAATAACATGGGCAATTCAACTTTTTCTGTTGGTATGGTTGCAGGACAAGATGAAGCATTTATTAAGTTTAGAAGTCCTGCAACTGGCAGTTGGGTTGTTAGCACAGCTAATCCATCTTCATCAGGAACAGATTTTGAAAGACTTGGTGGTAATGTATTTGGAGATTTAGCATAATGGCAAACGGAACAATAGCATTTGATACATTATCAACAAGTGGACAGATAGATGGCACTGCAAGAAGTATAGATACTGATTATCTTGCAATGGGTTCTAATAAAGCATGGATTTCGTTCACTTCTGCTGGAACTTTTGTTAACCATGACAGTTTTAATGTGTCTTCTTTAGCAGATGGTGGAACAGGAGATGGTATAATTACATTTTCTAATAATATGGCAAATGATGATTTTGCTTTTGTTTCTGGAAGTAATAATTATCACACAAGTTGTGGCAATGCAGATTTATCTACCTCAATATGTTCTGCACAAGCATTTAATGATAGTCATGCAGCATCAGACCAAGTATTGCAAACAATCATAGTCGCAGGAGAACTCGCATGACAATAGAAACACCAGAATTTCAAGGCACACATCTTTGGGATAGACTGTGTTGGGCAAAAGAAAAGCTAGAGCCACACAGAACAGAATACTGCGTTGTATGGGAAGACCCAGAGACACCTGATGAACCTGCAAAGATTACACATCCTGACCCTAATTGGATGGCTTGTGCATTAAAGGGTGGCATCTTACCACCTGTAGAAGCCTATTGGGAACTCAAGAAGGATGAAGCCAAGCCTGACTTTGTAAAGCATACAAGAGGTTACTTGTTACACAACACTAAACCTATTGAAGCTATGACAGAAGAAAGAGCAATAGAATACCTTATTATGAAAGACTTACCGAGACACGTATGGCAAGACTATGATAAAGCCAACAAACCTCGTATGCTCATTTGTACTAAGTCACAGTTACCAAGCACTAGAGTGTGGCGAAATGCTTGGAAGATTAATGAAGAACTAACCACGCATAATGAAGAAGCTGCTTAAAAGGAGAAACCAATGGCAACAACAAACATCATGGACAAGGATGGTAACAGTATATCTGCTTCAGATGCTACTGTTCCTTCAGACAGGCACTTCAGAGGTGCATGGTCATTATCAGGTACAACCATAACAGAAGATTTGGCTGTAGCTAAAACTATATTCAAGGATAAAGTAAGGGAAGTAAGAGGTCCTCTACTTGATGCTGAAGATGTAATCTATATGAAAGCATTAGAAGCTGATGATGCAGATGCAAAGACTGCAAGTGTAGCAAAGAAGAAAGCATTAAGAGATGCTCCTGATGCAAGTGCCATTACAGGTGCAGACACTATAGCTAAACTTAAAGCTGCTTGGGATACAAGCGTATTAGGTGACAGTCCATACGCATAAGGAGTAGTAGATGGCTTTAACAAAAGTAAGAACAGCAGGTATAGATTATGCAGGTGCAACCTTCATAGACACCACTAACTCAGGTTCTATTACTTTGGACTTTGGTGCTTACAGTAATTTTGTCTTGACATTTACAGGGAATGTAACACTTGCTAACCCAACAACAGAGAGTGTTGGACAGTCAGGTGTTATCATTTGTATACAAGATGGTACAGGTGGTAGAACACTTACATTAGGTACTGACTATGAAACAGCTAATGGTGCTGATGTAATACTCAGTAGTTCAGCAAGTGCTGTAGATATTGTGCCTTACTATGTTAAAGCCAGTAATAGTATTATGCTAGGTAAAATACAAAGGGCATTTAGTTAATATGATTTCAAACGCAACACCTTGGATGTACGAACATGCACTGTATAATGGTGTTGCTACACAGTCATTGAGGACAGACCATAGTACTACTAAAAATTTATCAAGAACACCAAGTTCTGAATCAAATAAAAGAACTTTTACTTTTAGCACATGGTTAAAAAGAAGTTTTTTAGATTATAGTACTCTTGAAACTGTGCATCAAATTTTTTCTTCACAAGTAGATGGGAATGATTACTTTGCTATTTTTTTTCAAGATGATGGCAAACTTTATGTTGACGGCTATCATACATCTCAACAGCTAATTTTAGTTACAAACAGATTATTTAGAGATACAGGTGCTTGGTATCATTTAGTTGTAGCAGTAGATACCACACAAGGAACAGCATCAAATAGAATAAAGATATATGTCAATGGTATTCAAGAAACTAGCTTTTCTACAGAAACTTATCCATCACAAAATTATGACACTTATATAAATGATGATGTAAAGCATACATTGGGCAGTAGCTTTGATAATAGTAGTCAGGCATTTGGTGGATATTTTGCAGAAACAAACCTTGTAGATGGCACACAACTAGCACCAACTTCATTTGGTGAAACTAAAAATGGTGTATGGATACCAAAGAAATATACTGGCTCATATGGCACTAATGGATTTAGATTACAATTCAATCAAACTGGAGTAGGTACT